GTTCTTATCCATCTCTGAACAAAACCTTTAGGCGCTGGTGGCGCATCGAGACTGTTCGGTGGCGTCCAAGGTTGATTACGTTTTTCCTTTGATCGTTCCTCTGACGCGCGTGAGGTCTTTTTTACTTCCTTCATGCTTCCTCCTTCACGTATTTAGCGTATTCTTCTAGTGGCACCCCTAATTTTTTTGAAATAGCAACCTGTGACTTGGTGAGCTTCACGGTCCTGCGTCCTTGTTGTTTTCTACCAGCGGAAGCAACCATTTGGACGGGTGCTCGTTGCTCGACTGTTTCTGTAGAACCTTCTGTAAATCGACTAGGAAAATAATCCTTCATTTGTCGATTAATTTCATTATAATAGTTGTCATCCTCCACATCAACCCCTCTACTAACCATATCTTCATGTAGAGTCCATGCTGCGTTCGTCATGACTTTATCATTGCCAAACCACGTATTTTTTTGAGCCCATTGTTTTGCTTTTTCACTTGGTAGAGGCATACTTTCTCCGCGTTCCGGAAGATCCGGTTGATCGAGCTGGGCTTTTGCTTGTTCTTCTGATTCCTTAAGTTTTACCTCTTTGTCTGCGATTTGAATTCTTGCTTTTTCTTTTTGTACTGCAAGCTGAGTAAGCTCATCATTCGCTTTCATAATCAAATCAGAATTTTGAGTTTCAATCGCTTCTTTCAGTTTATTTTTTACTTGTTCGCGTTGTGAATCTACTCGTGCATCAAATTCTTTTAGATATTTGTCATCACTAACACGATATTGGTCTAAAGAATGGTCGTATTTTTTTTGTAAGCCTTTCGCAAAATCAAGAGCTGCAGACTCTCTTCGTTCTGCCTCTCGGTAGCGATGCGTAAGCGTATCAATACGTTTTTGAACAGTCTTAGAGACTTGCTCTAAATCATCAACTTTCTTTTCTTCTTGAATAGGCTCAGTTTTTTTAGGTTCTTCTTTAGGTTCTTCTTCAATAAGAATTTTAGCTTTTTCTTTATCCTTATCAATATGTTCCGTATAACCTAAATCAACTTCACCTACATTAAGATTGATCTTATCTTTAGGCTCTTCTTTTTTTTCAGGTTCTTTAACTTCGACGGTTTGTGCTTTAACGTCATCCGTGTCTAGTTCCACTTCTTTTTCACTTGGTTTTATGTTTTCTGCTTCTGCCATTGTTCCTCCTTAAAACATATGAAGAATATCTTCTGGTTTTTTAATCGTCGCTATAATCTCATCATCATTTAAAATACGGTGTTCCCCGTATCTTGTTTTGAATCGAGATCCAGCATATCGCCCATAAATTACAAATTGTCCTTCTTTACACCACGGCCCACCGGGAAACTTTTTTTCATCTTTATAACAAAGCTCTCCCATCATAATGACTAAACCAACAACGGTTGTCATTTCAATCATTTCATGAGTAGTGTCGGATAAAAGAATTCCACCTTTGGTTTTCTTTTCTCCTGACCACGGTCTAATCAACATGCGATAACCCACAGGTTTTGGAAGGATGTTAATATATGCTTTAACTCCTTCTGAACTTGTTGGTATGGCCTGTCTTGTTGTAGAATTACCTGAACTAGGAATTTCTAGTCCTTTGGGTTTGATTATCGTCGTCTCCATCAATATTCTCCTTTTGCAGGTCTTTTAAGTCCTGAAGCAATGCTTCTAATGCATTGAGTCGGCCTTTAGAATACTGGAGTTGCTCTATCGTGTCTATACCATGGCAAATGTGTTCTGTAGTAAGCTTGATTTGTTCATTAATATGTTTTGTGATGCGGCTAGTGGTATATGGATCGAGCATTATTTCTTTTTAAACATATTAAGGCCTGGTTTCAAGCCATAAATGCTACCGAAAATTCCTACTGTTAGCCAAACGAACCATGTCGGTAAATTATTAAAATAAAAAAAGAAGAGATCGAGCTTCTCCTGAGCTGCCGGATCCCCACTGAAAACTGACCAAGCGATCAGAATAATGGGCAGAATAATAATAAATAAAACGATTTCGTCCTTAAATCCTTTTTCGTGGCTAGTTAACACCTGTCCTTTGTATTCAATTTTTCCTTGAGCCATGCGTTCTGCATGTAATAGAGCAGCATCAGACATATATTTTTTTTGATTCTGTCTATTCTGATAGACGTGTAAACCAGTTTTAGCAGCCAAAGATAATAGACTAAACCACGCCATAATTTATCCTATAAGTGTCTTAAAATAATCTGAATTTTCCAAAATAGTTTGTAGACCTTGAGGATCAGGTCCTTTTAACGGAGGAGGGCCAAATCTTTTTCCTTTAGAAAAGTTTTTAACTTCCTGTCCTGTTCCGTATTTACTAATCATTTTTCCCTGTTTAGCATATTTTGTGGGATCATAAGTCGTTCCGGGAGTTCCAGGATAGGCTTGAAAACCCCATTGATGACCAAAGCCTGCTGCTTTATCTGCTGTTGGAGCTGTAACAAGAGATTGAGTGGCTATAGTATTTTGTAATCCGTCTCTGTCACCTGGACCTCCTCCAACAGGAACGGGCTTATGCGTGACATATGCATCTTCCATTGCCGCTGTCTCTTCTGTTCTAGTTGGTCCTTTTGGTTTACGAGAGAATATTTTTTTAGCTGTCCAAGTCAATCCCGCTACCACAGGATTTTTTATGAAACCCGCAACTGTTGCGGCTTTTTTTACTCCATCACCAGTTGAAACTGTATCCTTAGTTTTTGTATATTTTTGACCTCCTTCACCTGTAGCTTGACGAGCTGATACATCTGGTCCTGCCGGTTCATAAGTTCTTCCGTCTTTTCCAAAATCTCCTTCAAGACTAGGTAATCCTCCGGGTCCTCTATTAGGTTTTCCTTTTAAAGAACCGTATAAATCTTTTTTAATTAATAAATCTTGTTCTTTATCGGTAATGTAAGCGAGATGAACTTCTGGATGAGTTTTAGAAGACCTTGCTTTAATAGGAACAGTAATTAATTTTGATTGTTTCATTTTTTCTTACTCATCTCTTTAGTTCTTTGATTTTCAGCTGTTCTTTTCATTTTTTCGACTCCAAGTTTTGCACCTGCAATATCCCGAGTCATATCCATTTTTTCTCTAGCGAGTACTGCTGCTTGATCAATTTTTTCGTCAGCAATTCTAATTCTTTCTTTTGCTTGGTCTTCGTCTTCTTCTAATTTCATTTTATCAACATCAGTTTTTTCTTCAAACTGAGAATCTTGCATTTCCATGTCTTGGGAACTTTCTGTTGCTTTTCTTTGCATATCCATTGCTTTTAGATCTAATTCTCTTTCTTTCAAAGCCACTAACGGATCTTTTTGTTTACCCATTTGTTCTTTTTGGACTAATTGAGCTGTTATTTCAGCACAACGCTGAGCAATCATACCATCAATTTTAATTTGAGCCCCTTCGGGATCTTGTTGAAGCTGTTGTTGTAATTGTGGATCAGCATCGATCATTGCGCCTACTTCTGCTTGTGCTTGAAGACTGACGTGTTCTGAAACGTGCCCTTGAAGTAAAGCATAAACCATTGGGTTCACTTGAACCATTCGCGATGCCATAAAAGTGGTATGAGAAGCCATATGGGCTTGGTGATCCTGTTGTGGAAACGCTTTAGGAAGTTTCATCTGTAATCCTTCCATATTTTCAATCGCTGGATCCTTAGGAACGATCGGTGGCTCAGGTTTTAGAACTTTATCAATGTCCCGTGTGCCGAGAGCCGCATAAACTCGTCTGTAAGCTTCACGAAGATTGTGCATATTGGGATTAGACATCGCAATTTTTAAATTTTCGCTGGCTAATGTTACTCTTTGACTTAAACTGTAAATATTAGGGTCGGCAACTGGAATAACGTCTATTCGACCATCAAAATCTTTAGCTTTTACCATTCGATCGGCGCCATAAACAGCGTAAGGATAAACGGGTGGTAAAAATGTGGCAAAAACTTTTGACATTAATCTAAATTCGTTACGCATTGCGTAATAACAACGTTTGTGAATAGCCGTCATGACTCTCGAACCACGTTCTAATAGTGCAACCGTCGTTCCAACCGCTCTATTTTGCGTATCGCTGCCCGTAGCCATATCTGTAATGGATGCAAATCGTTGTCCCGCTGTTACAACGAATCCCATTAAGTTAAATAAGGTTACGGAAGGTTCTTTAAAAGGCAACATTTGGAATTGGTCTTTAATATTTCCTCCAGGAGCATCTACATCTCTAAATTCTCCAGGTTGAAAAGGCTGATCAGCATCTCTAATTCGAATTCCTCGAGATTTAAAGCCTGCGGGTAAATTACTAAGAGTTCCAGCATCCAAAAGTTGTCTTAAAGCTGTTGTTGCTGTTCTGGATAATCCACCAATCATGTGAATTAAACCAAAACCATAAAATCCTAAACCCGGTAAAAATTTGTAATGAATAAAATATTCTTTTCGTTTATGTGTTGGATCATCAGGTTCATAATTACGATAAATCGATAAGATCTCACTCGAACCTTCATCCACGGTAACAATATAGGGAATCTTCACTTCTTTCGGTGGATTTTCCATTGTAAATTCTTCTATGTTTAAATCCACATGCATTTCTAAAATATTAAAATTAGTTTGTCGATCGGCTGTTGGAACAATACCTTCGAGTTGTTCATATTTTTTCTTAATGTCACTTTGCCCGGTATTTACAGGTTTGAGTTCTATGTCCCGATAAAAACCTGTCTTTTGTTTTTTAAGAACTTCATTTTCACTCATTGAAATTTTATGAGTGATACGCTCGCAATCCATTAAATCGGTTGCATAATAAGGAACGACTAAATCTTCTGCAGGAATGAATTTAGAAACTGCTCGTTCCATTACCGCATCATAATAAACTTTTTTAAAAGATGATCCAGCTAAAGGAAGATAAAATAAAAGTTGATCCATTTCTGGAGTATATTCTTCCATTTTATCCATAAGCATATAGTTCATAAAATCTTGAACTCGATCTGCTTGTTGTTGTTTTTCTTGAGTTTCATCTCCCAGAACTTTGCAACGGACAGGTCCGTCAGAAGGGAGAAGTTCTTTGTAAGCTTGTGCTTGAAATTGGGTAACGGCTTCGGCTAATAAAGGATGAGTTACATTAGCTGCGCCTCGAAAGGGACGGGTCATCTCAGTATATTTAAATCCTAATAGATCTAAACCTTGAGTATAACCCTGCTCCCAGTCTTTTCTTGATATTTTGTCTCTTCGATATTCGTCGACTAATTTTGACGCCATTCGTTGAAGAACACGATGATCTAGCTCCTCGGCCAAATTGGCATAGAATTCCTCTTCAGGAGTTCCTTCTTCAGTGCCTTCATTGACAGCTTCTTCGCTAGGTCTTTCAACTTCAACCGCAACCTCTTCTTCAGTTGCTGGACCTTCAGTTTCCAGAACTTGATTTTGTTTTTCAACATCCGCCATAATCGTTTATACTTAGAATGTTTTTGTTTTTAAAGTACCATTCAATTTGGTTTTAACGTAAGCTGTGCCACCTGTGACCATAGTGCCGTGTGTAGCTTTAATCATTTTACCTGATTTAGCCCAATCTTTGCCTCTATTGCCCCATTTGCCATAAGACATGTCTCTTTCTTTTGCAGTGCCTTTACCTTTTCCTAAACGCATGCCAAGAGATTCGTCTTCGTGAGCGTAAGTGCCTTGAGCAGCCTTAATTAGTTTGCCTACTCTAGCGTGTTGCGTTTTAATCGCGCCACCACTTTTAAAAGGCCAGTACCAAGGTTTTCCTTTTTCATATTTAACACCTGTTTGACCTCTCATTATTGCGTCTGGATATGGTTTTTTTGGAAATTTAGTACCTGCATCCGCCGCATCGACGAGAGCTGCTTTTTTGTAGATGTTTGGATCTTCAATAGAACCTTCTCCTACTAACGCTGATGCTTTTTTTGCCTTCATCATCTTCGCTGCAGCATACGCCGTTAAACCGGCTAGAATAGCTTTTTTTAGTTTCTTTTTTGCCATGATATATATCTCCTTTGTTTAAACTTCCTCTATATTACCATTTAAATATATTCACTACTAGACCACCTTCTTTTTTATAAAGCTTGAAAGGCTGTTCTAACATCTGGGGTGTAATTTTCAAGCCGAAAGCTTCGTAATAAAGTCGAGGATCATCAGGAGCTAATTCAATAATATTCGAACGACTTCGACCAACGGTTCTTGTACCTAAATACTCTTGAGCTTCTTTAAGCGTTTTGAAAGCCATTTCATGTTCGCTAGGAGCTTTGGTATAGCCTAACACTCTTGCTGGCGAACGGGGTTCAAATGCAAATTTGTGAAGAATCTTAAAGGGTTTATTCGGATCTGATTTAGCCACTTTAATCGTTTGGGCTATTGAATCATATTGAATAGCTAATTTTTTCATTCGTTCAGGTAACACCGCTGTCAGTTTAGGATTAGTTAAAATATCTGTACCTTGCTTCTCGGAGTGAGCTTTCACTCCTCTCATTCCTGCTTTACCACTTGCAGTTCCATAAAATTCCCAATCTCCCAATTTTCCTAGGGTATTTCCGCTCCCTTCTGCTCTTTTTAAAACATGAAGTCTTTCCACAGGGTTAATGGCAATCCACTGGATGCCATCGTCTGCAGCCGTCTTAGCCATATGCTTAACGAGGTGGTCACCCCATATATCTCTTTCTAGAAAAGGTAAAAAAGGTACATCTTTTCCTGTTTCGCCTAACTCACGGAGATTCTTGGAAGCATTTAAAGTATTTTTTCTTATTTCATCAAACTGTTGACTCAATTTCCAATATTGTGCTCTGTCGCCAGTCGACACTACACCTTTATCAGAAATAATTTTCATTTGTCCTAATAGTTTGGTCATCGCGTGATTGGCTTGAGCATATTCCTGTTCGGTATTAAAAGGATTAACCCGAACTCCTCCTTCAGCTATTTTTTCCCATGCCTTTTGTTGAACGTCGGACTGCCCTTCGTGAACGACATAGGCTTTGCCTCGTCCCCCATCGACTGCACGTCTGCCGTAACGCACGTGATAAACCTGATTATCAAAGGATATCCCTGCAATTTTTTCATAGTGACCTGCTCCCAAGTCACCAGGCTTAACATTCCGTCCGTAGGGAATTATTTTTGGATAATAAATAACATCTTCAATATATTTTTCATCACCTAACACTTTGTACGTGTCGTGATCCCCGTATCGGGGAGATTGATCGAGTGTTCTTTCTCGACCGAGTTTTCTTAAGAGATTGGTATGATGGCTTTTAAATTCCCTTAATTTAGTAAGATCTAAAGTAATCTGGTGATCTTCAGCCAGTCCCTTG